ATCACGGTCTATCCCCGACAGGAGCGTATGCATCTCTGACGAAATCGGTATCACTGCGCGGTTCTTGCGTCTGTTTCTACGGTCGTGCTTGTCCCTGAAGTCGATCACCCCTTCCTTCCAGATCACTTGAGGCCACTGAAGAGACAGGATTGCCTCCTTGCGCTGCCCGGTGAGCAGGGCGATAGCGACAAAAAGAAAGACATGCGGGTACCTTTTTGAGGCTTCTAGGAATCGAAGACACTCCTCCTTATCAAGCCACATCTTCCTTGGCTCAGGCTCAGGTAGTCTTTTGATAACAATTACGCGGTCAATTATTCCTTCCGCGTTTGCCCATCTCAGTGCTGCGCTCAATACACCCAACTCTCGATTGACTGTACCGGCACTGGCGTCTCTCTTCTTGGTGTAAGCGGAGACATGCTTGCCGCTTAATTTGTGGATTGGAATGTCTCCGAAGTGAGGGGCTAACCTCTTCCAAGCGATAGATGCTCGTTTGTGGTCGATAGCTACATGATCAACATGATCAGAAATATACCTATTTACGACCTGCTCCACTGATGTTATTTTCATGTCGTGCGATTTCCTTTCAAATCGTATGTCACCTCATGACTTTGGGGAGGCGTCTAGTCAACGCCTCCCCTTTATCTTGTGAACGTCGATCTCATATCCCAGTTCACTGAACCATTTTTCGACTGTGCTAAAGGCAACATTCGTCTTGCCATTTTCAAAATTAGCTATTGTGCTGGCGCTAGTGCCTGTAAGAGAAGCAAGAACCTCTCTCGACAAAGGGGCTTCTTTTCGCAGAACCTGAAGTTCTGTGCAAAGCCAGTGGATGTTCATTTCTTTTCGCTTTCTTCTTCTTCAACGTAACGCTCTGCTGCCTCCCTCACCACAGAGGCTGCTGTAACATTTTGCTTGGAGGCGATATCCCTAATCCGATTTATGAGACGGAAGGGAAAAACAATGTTCCAAGTCTTACTTGGTTCCGTCATTCGACGAGGTCGGTTCAGTTGTCCCGCCATTGTCTGCCTCCATAATCTTTTCATATATGTCCTCAGCTACTGCTGCATACCCAGCTATATCAATGTGTGAGTCAAGTTTGGGTCTATTCATGCACCGGGCAACTTTTACCAAGCCCATCATCATTGCAACATCGTAGGCAGTTAGAGGTTTGCCAGACCACTCTCTTCCGGTAATCCATGTATTCCACAGATTAGCTATGCGGGTATGATTAACGAGGGAATCCCCGTAATCTTTGTGCCTGTCTCCGCATACGTTTTCTATTGCGCCCTCAAGCACATCTAATTTCTTTTCATGCATAGTTACCTCTGCTTTCAAATTCACCGAGAAGTTCTGTCCATAATTTCTGTGCGGTTTTGTTAGACGAAAGTTCTATGCGACTGTGTATGCCGCAATGTTGACGCACAGCCATTGCAGCGGCCTCTTCGTTTTTCTCAAAAATCAAACCTTGATCAAACAACCAATCTTGGAATGAATCCTCCCGGCAAAGCATACCGGCTTGATTGACGATCTTGTTAGCCTCTCGCACACTGGGTGGCGTGATGATTGTATCGTCGTCGTCCAGTCGCGCCATGCCAACCATATACCGAGAACCAATCGGATCAGACATGAGGTCTGGGGGAACATCGTTTGGGTGAACAACAAGCGTTATAGCTATGCCGTCTTTGGTTTGGCGAAGAGCGGTCTTTATGGCTTCAAGTCCGTAGCTTCGCTCTTGAATTGTTTTATCCATTCTTCTGGGTCAACTCCTTGCAAAGCCCACCACCTTTTCTCGTTGCCGTGCATGTGAAGTTCTTTGTGGTGCATATCGCACAGAGGAACAGTCATATCGTCAGGCACTTTTAGAGACATCGCGGCGGGCGCTGTGAAGGTTACGTGATGAGCGACAGTGTAGGGAGAGCCACACACTAAGCATGGTCTCTCCCTGACTGAGGCCAGCCATTTCTTAGAACGGAATCTCGTCGTCGAGATCATCGTTTTGAACCTCCGGTTCAGGCGTTGGTTTCTTGTACGGCTCCTGTAGCCAGACCGAAAGATACTGACCGCTTTTGCCCTGCCAGACCTTCCCGGCAATCTCAAGTTTCGCAACCTGCTGACCTTCTGTTTGCCTTCTTTTAGACATCCCTGTCTCTTTGTTTTTGAAGGCCTCAACGAGGTACCGTGCCGCATCTTTGGTGATCTCAATATCACCGCTGATATCAGGCTGCTTCTCGTTGTGGTTGTCAGCGTGGCTGATGTTGATCGACATGGAGTCGATTTTGCGTTGATTGCGGAAGATATTACCGCCGCCGAAATTAGACTTCGCCATTAATTTTCTCCTTCTTCGTATGAATATACCTCACCGCTCTGCGCGGCTTTCTTTGCTTCCTTAAAGAACCCCATAACTCGCTTGTGAATTTCTGGAGCACTCTCTGCGATCATTCCAATCGCGTCCTTGTTGTGCTTGTAGAAGGCCTCGACGGCTTTAACGCACTCGTCGTTAGTGTCGTAGACAGGCTCACCGGAGAAACCTTCCTCGGGATTAGCACCGGCCCGATCACCAAGTGACGGCATGAACGTCGAGAAAACCTTCTCAACAATGTCGAACGCATCGCTATCGCCGTTGATCGTGGCGAACTGTTCGCCCTCCTCCATCTCAACAATATCAGCATGATGGTCGAGCATCTTTCCTCGGAAACCATCTGTTGATGGGTTAATTTTAACCTCTGGCTCCTCTTTCTTAACCTTCTTCGGTTTAGCCTTGGGCTTCTCTTCGATCTTCTCTTCGATCTCTTCCGGCTCTTCCTCAGCAATCAACTCGTCGGCTGCGCCTTCGTAAAGGAGCAAACCAAACCCGTGGTAAGCAATCGTTTTCACAAGCCCTCTCTGTAAGGCTGTGTTGACTGCCATCGGATCGGGTGTCTGCACCGCCTTGTTGCGGTAATCTAGAACCGGAAAGGTCTCGGTTATTGAATCGCCATCAATCGTGACGGTGACCTTAACGTATGCAAAACCCTTCTTGTCCATCGCGTAGGGTATGGAATAACTCGGCTCCCCCACTGTAAACCAATGCTTTTCAAAAGAAGCATCTGGGTGCCTCTTTTTGATCTGGGACCAAGCATATGACCACTTTAAATAGTCAAACCCATTCTTCTTTTCGATCTTGTCCGCAGGGATTTTAGCCTCAAAGAGGCTCTCAAAATTACCCTTCTTGGTTGTCATCTTTTACCTCATGCCATTGGTTGCACCATTGATTGACCCGGCAATAGTTGTTCGCACATCTGGTGAACTCACCGGGCCTCTTTTCCACTCGCCGGGTGTCATCCTCGGCGGCGAAACTCTGGGCGTCGTCTTCATTATCGAAGACCCGCAACGCCCTTTTATTCTTACCTTTGTGGACTGCCCATTTGGTGGGACGCGCCCATCTCTCTGCATCAGAGCAGTCGGGCAGCCCGTTGAACTCTTTCTCAAGTTCTGCTCTCGAATGCTCACGAACCCGACCTTGAACGTAGGCGTCCTGTTCAGGCTCTGACCATAAAGGAACATCGATCTCGACAATCGGTGCAGCAGGATAATCTTCTCGCCTGTCGGCGTCGGCTTTGCGCCAGTCTCGTAATACCCCGATAACTGACGCAGAACGAACGCGCAGACCCTTGGCGTGGCGAACCAGATAGGCATAGACGTTTAGCTGCCGCTCCCAATCTGAGTGGTCCGACATCATCGCCTTGTATACGGAGGTGGATTTGAAATCTTTGAGATCGACCTCGTCGTCGTCTTCGTACTGGAGATCAATCTGCCCGGAGATCAAGGTGCCATCTACGTCGTGCTCAAGTCTCTCCTCTGCGACGTAGCTGTTGCTGGCAGCGTTCTCGAACACGGTGTGGATAGCAGTACCCATCACGCGGTAGACGAGTTCCGATACGTCCTCGGTTATTTCGTGTCCGTGCTCTTGCCGCAGTTGTGAAATTCTGGGAGAATCGATCAGCGTCGTGACACGGGTGCCTTCGACTACCTCTCCTTTTTCAAACTCAGTGAGCGCTTTCACCACTGGGTCTGGTAAACCAGTCTTATTTGTGTACCTCATGTGAGCGAACATACAGAGGGAAATAACTAATGGCAATAGATTTATTAGATACCGATAAATTGTGGCTCACGGATTGGTTATTTAGTTGTGAGATTTTAGGTGAGCCAGCCAGTAAGGCTAACTCCCGCAAGATTGTTAAGTTTGGAAACAGGCCAGCTTCGATCAAGTCTGACAAGGCGAGGGCCTACGAGAAAACATTTGCCAGTCAATGCAGGGTTCTAGATGAATTGATCGAAGATGATGTCTTGCTCTGGTGCAAAATTTGGTACGCCTCCCGCCGACCTGATCTTGATGAAAGCCTGATCATGGATTTGTTGCAGGACCGCGCAATCAAGAACGACCGGCAGATTAAAGCGAAGGTTGTTTTACATGCTCTGGACAAGGAAAACCCACGAGCAGAAATAAGGTTGGCGAAAATTCCTGTTTGACGATTTGTTAAACCACCACTATGACAGAAGTGGAGGTGACAAAATGACTGACTTACAAGACACACTGCGCGGTAGATACGCGCATCGATCTATCGGGCAATACAGAGACACCTGTCCTGTCTGCTCACACACCCGAAGAAAATCCAATCAAAAGCAAAAAGTCTTGTCCATCAAGGTGACAGAGGACGGCGTCCGCTGGCTCTGCCACCATTGTGGTGAGAACGGAGGAACAGACAGAGTGGAAAAAACAGCAGAGATTAAAAAGTTTACGCCGCCAAAACAGAAAATAGAGGATGACGCCGTTGACTACCTTAGGTCACGCGGACTGTCTGACAAGGTAATCGCCTCGGGGCGAGTTGTCTCTGCCACGAAGTGGTTACGCAAAGCGAACGCAGAGGTGCCGGTGGTTGGCTTCCCATACGTTGATCCAAATACCGATAACATTTACGCGGTCAAATATCGTGGGATCGATATCAAGGATCACATTCAAGAGGGCAGCGCGACCAGCTTCTATGGCGTCGAGCGTATCGTTGATGAAGAGCCGATAGTTATCGTGGAGGGGGAGATTGATTGCCTCAGCGCGAGAGAGGCTGGGGTGCGGAACGCAATTAGCGTCCCGAATGGCGCTCCCGTCAAGGTCAGTGACGGGACAGTCGATCCATCGGAGGACCGGAAGTTCAACTACGTGTGGCAAGCACATGAGAAGTTGAAGAAGGCTGAGAAGATCGTCATCGCTGTAGATGGTGATGCTCCGGGCAAGGCCCTCGCGGAAGAACTGGCGAGACGCATAGGCAAGTCCAAGTGCTGGACCGTCGAGTTTCCTGACGATTGCAAAGACGCTAACGATGTTCTGCTGCGGCACGGCAAGGCAGAACTCCGCAACATGATTGATGCGGCAACTCCTTGGCCGATAGCCGGACTGTATGACACCGACCACTACGCTGATGCGGTGAAACATCTCTACCAGAACGGTGCTGGCAAGGGACTGACCACTGGCTTCGCTTGTGTAGATGAACTTTTCACGATTAAGAGCGGGATGCTTCACATCGTGACCGGTGTTCCGTCGATGGGTAAATCAGAGTTTGTTGATCAAATCTTATTCAACCTCGCTGCAACCTACGATTGGAAACACGCAATTTGCAGCTTTGAAAACCCGCCGCACATGCACATCGCTAAATTTCTTGAG